CAAAACAGCTGGAACAACAGATCAAATCACTAGATCTAAAGCAGAACGCAATAAAAATCTTGATTAACTCCTTTTATGGAGCTTTTGGAAACCGGTATTTTTACTTCCATAACAATGATATTGCCCAGTCAATCACACTACAGGGCCAAGATCTCATAAAGTTTTCAATTAAAGCGGTCAACCACTACTTTCAACACAAGTGGCACCTTGATACTGAATTGCATGAAAAGCTTGGAATTGCAGGTATGACAGTTAATCAAATTCAAAAAGAAGCAGCAGTTTATACAGATACCGACTCGGTGTATTTATGCTTTGACTTCGCAGTCCAATCAGTCGAGGGCCTAACTCTAACCGATCGTGAGGCTCTTGAGTTTTGTTTAGCGATAAATCGCCATCGTCTCAAGAATTACTTTGAGCAAGCGTTTGAGAAGTATGCGGCTCATTTCAATACTGACAATCGCCAAAACTTCGAGCTTGAGAATCTTTCCAGAGCCGGAATTTGGCTCGCAAAAAAGAAGTATGTACTTAAAGTTTCGTACAAAGATAATAAGCATGAGAAGCTGCTCGATAAAGAATCTCTAATTATTAAGGGCCTTGAAGCTATCCAAGCCTCATATCCCATCTGGGCACGTAAACACCTAAACACTCTCTATTGGGAACTGCTTGATCTGGGATATTCACTAGACCTTGAAAGAGATCTCATTCCAAAGCTTAGCGATATTAAAACTGAATTGATGGCCTTGTCAGTCGATGAGATTGCATTTAACTTCTCAGTTCGAGTTTATGAGGATTACGTTAAGAAACTAAACCCTCTTGAACTTGAAACCGGTATGCCAATCTACGGCAGAGCCGCAGCATACCACAATCACCTAATTAAAAAGACCAATAACCAAAAGTACGAGCTTATCAGAAGCGGTTCAAAGATTAAGTTTTACTACGCTGCCCAAAACGAGCACGGCTTTGATATTTTTGCCTATTCGCCAGGATCGTTTCCGGAAGAGTTTGCAGTGCCAATCGATCGAGATCAGCAGTTCTTTAGATTAATAGTTGAACCTATTAATAAGTTGCTAGTCGCAATGGGCTATCCGGAATTAACTCCATCTCTTACTCGTAAGGTTGAAGTCATAAAGTCTAGAAGTCGCAGTAAGGACTTCACGCCTGAGGAAACCTATCCTCTGTACGCTGTGAATTCTGAAACTCTTGAGTACTCTGAAATTCCTGAAAGCTGTCAAGAATTCATCGGTAATCCGGATAAGCAGGTGCCAGCTGAACTTTTCCCAATCTACATTTCATCCATTTCGAAATTCGGTCTAAACACAGTCATTGTGCCAAAGCATGAATTGAAGAAGTACCGAGATCGAGTTGCGAAGAAGAAAGGAGTTGAGGTCGACGATCCATTCGCTATCCCAACTGAAAAGATGCAAGAATACTTAAGAGAAAACGGGTGGACTGAAATAATTAATACTCCAACTGGAGGTTCATGGTTGCAAACTGATAAGTACGAAAAAGCAGTTAAGACCGGAAAGGACTACTATAAAATGGGATACGACTTGGAAAAGGCTTATAAAACCGCGATAAAACCAAAGGTGCAAAAGACTGTAGAATTAGCTAATGAAGGTTGAGGAAATAACCGCATTTCTTGAAACTCTACTACGTAAGAAATTTCATGATGTGCCGGAAAAACAAAAGATTGAGGAGCACAGTTCTCGAAAACTTAATTTCGCCTGCCCAATTTGTGGTGACTCTGAAAAAAAGGTTTCGAAAAAACGCGGTAATCTCTATTTAGATACTGGAGCTTACAAATGCTTTAACGATGGCTGTATGGCATACATGCCAATCGGTGAGTTCGTTGCTCGAATGAGTAAGGAACACGGAATCATGCTGCCAAGTTTTTTACTTGAAGCTGAGTATAAACCTGTTCAAGTAAAGCGAACCGAGAATCAGCTTGTCCGATTTCTCACATCAAACACTAGCGATCTCGTCACAATAACTGACGTAATTAATCGATTCTCGTTAAAGAGGCTAGATGCAGTTTCTGAAGATTCAAGAGCTTATCAATACATTAAGGGTAGGGATCTCACTCTAATCGAAGATTTTGGCGATTGTCTGTACACCGATTCTAGCGACAATAAGGTTTACATTTTTAATTTCGATAAGAGGTCAGGGCGACTTCTCGGCTTTTCAATAAGATCCCTAGATCCCAATTCTGACCGGAAGTACATAATCAAGTCGTATTCTGACCTGGCAAATATTTTTTCTCAAAGAGGTCTCGCTAGGGAATTGGTTGAGGACGCTAACTTCTTGAATAACTATTTCAACATTCTAAACATAGATTTCAGTCGACCCATCCTAATGACAGAAGGTCAATTTGATGCTCTGCTTTTAGAGAATTGCATTGCAACATCTGGTGCTTCAAAGGCTAGAAGTATCTTTTCTAATCTTGGAGCAAAGGGCGCGTCTAGAGTTTTATTTGATAGAGATAAAGCTGGTAAAACTCAAATGATGAATTTCATAAAACAGGGCTATTCAGTCTTTCTCTGGAATAAGGCTATCTCTGATCTTAAGCGACAATTTAATTCGGTCGATGATCTTCGAGAAATGCAAAAAATAAAGGACATTAACGATCTATTTTCGTTCATTCATCATAGGGATCAAGACTACGATCTGCACGAGTTCAATCAATGGATTAATTGTTATTTTAGTGAAACTGTGTTCGACATGGCGTATCTATAAATAACAGTATGAAGCAGAAAGAACCGAAAAACATTAAGACCTTTCTAAAACCTAGAGCCGGTCAAATTCGACAGGGCTATTTTAGACCAGTTAATCCTTCAAAATACGTAGGCGATCCAAGTCAAATAATATTTAGATCAAGCTGGGAGTTTAAATTTCTTAAGTGGTGTGATCATAGCCCAACCGTGCTCAAGTACTCTAGTGAGCCGGTCGGTATTCCGTATTACAGCCCATTGGATCAACGTGGTCACGTGTACTATGTGGATTTCTATATTGTAACCAAGGACAATGACGGAAACGAACAATCCTGGCTAATTGAGATCAAACCTGATAAGTACACGAAACCACCAACTGCCCCAAACCGAATGACCGATAAACAGACTGCTAATTACGTCTATGCTGCAAAACAGTACATCGTTAATCAGGCCAAGTTTGAGGCAGCTAAGGAGTTCGCAGCAGTTAGAGGATTAAAATTCGGCATAATTACCGAAAACTTTCTGTTCAAATCAATATAAAAGATAGTAATGGCAATCAATAAGATTCAAGAATTCATAAGAACTGGCTCTGTCACAGACTTTGTGCCGGAAGGCCCAAACCATAGATTCATTGACGAATCTTTTCAAGTGCCATTTTTGATCCCAGGCCATACTTATACCTTCATTTCGACAAACATCAGAGGAAATGACGGTTTACCTAGCTTGGACGATTACGTCGCTGGCATATCAAAGGGAAAGAAACCTTACATTGATAACCGCCCAATTTTCATATCCCTGGGTCAAGAGGGTCCATTTGAGATTGGACTAAACTTAAAGGTCATTCCTCAAGGTCTAAGACGAACATTCATTAGAACCTACTTACGGGCAATAATGCCAATTCTGTCCAATCTAACTGATTCAAAGGGCGAGTTTATTGAATATCCGAAACGAGTTAGATTACCTGAAATGAATCCATTCGGAGGAATCAACCGAAACTTCATAAAATCAATTAGCCAGTTTGCTGGAATTAAATTCGAGTTCCTGGTTGATAAATATAACAGAGAAGAAATGCGATACCTAGGCTTAATAGATTGGCCTCACGTTCATAAGGTCGGAGAAGTCGACTACTCTCGTGATCCATCTATTGCTACTAGGTCACAAATTTCAGACTTTTTGAAATAACATAAAATTAAATGGCAGGATTTTTAGATAGTAACCCAATGAGAGGCCTCAGGTCCGGACTAACTGCACTAAGCAGGTTCGGTATGAAATACGACGATTTGCTCGTAAAGAACTCTCAAGCAATTGGTTACATTGAGGGCCAACTCTCAGGATTCAACAACGCATTGGGCGATGACCTGATGAAAGCTACGCTGGCTCTGTCCGACACGACCTCAACACTTAAGAACAAATCAATAGCCTTTTTCCAACTTGACTACGTTCAAAAAAGGGAAAGGCTTAGGGACCTAGCCTCTAACGGCGAAATTGAATTCATTCTTGAAACGATAACTGATGACGCAATCGTTTACGATCAAGATAACCGATTCTGTTATCCAAACGACCTAGTTGGAGAGATTAATTATCGTGGCCGTAATAAGGACGAGCGTCTCAATTACCAACAAAAGATACTTGAAAAATATCATGAGAACTTCGAGAAGATTTACAATGCTTGGGGTTTCGAAGGCGGAATCTCAGCATGGCAATACTTCTATCAGTGGTTGATTGAGGGTCATTTGGCTTTTGAAATAATTTACGATAACCTAACAAATCCCAAGGACATAATTGGATTTAAAGAATTAGATCCTTCTACTCTTTATCCTGAGGTTAAAAAGGATGCAAGTGGCAGAATCTATCTTCAATGGGCCCAGCGCGATCCAATTAATCGAATGAATCGTACTCTAACTGATTCACAGATCATCTACATTTCTTATTCCAATGAATTTAGAACCAAACGAGTAAGTTTCGTTGAGCGTCTAATCCGCTCATTTAACTTATTGCGATTGATTGAACATTCCAAAGTTATTTGGCACACGATGAACGCACCAATTCGTTTAAAAACGACAGTGCCGGTTGGAACCAAATCAATGCAAAAGGCCAAGGAAGACGTTCGTGAATTTACGAACACCCTAAAGGAGGACATTTCATTTGACGGTAGCTCTGGAGAATTAATGGTGGACGGCAAACCGAACATCCTCTTCTATAAGAACTACGTTTTACCAAAGAATGATCGCGGAGAATCAATTGACATTGAGGCTCTTGAATATCCTGGACCAAACCTTTCAGGTTCAGAATTATTAAAGTACTTTCAAGATAAGTTAAAACTTGATTCTAAATTACCGTACTCACGTTGGTCGGAGAATCAGGGTGCTTATACCATGAACGCTGAAGGAATTTCAAGAGAAGAAATTCGTTACAACAAATTCATAAAGCGATTAAGATCAGCATATAAAGAACTAATCACAAAGCCTCTGTACTTACAGATGTGTCTTGATGTTAAGGACCTAAAATCAGATCACAAATTTTCAAATGCAGTCGGTCTAATATGGCACGATGATAACGTGTTTGAAGAAATTAAGACTCAAGAATTATTGAACAAGCGACTTGCAACACTAAATGCAATGAAAGCAGTAGTCAATGACGAGAATAAACCTTACTTCTCAACCGAGTATCTAATTAAGGAATACTTGAAATTGAGCGATGAGGATATTGCTAAGAACAAGAGCTATCAAGCTACTCAGCAAGGCGAAGCCGCTAAGGGCGGTGGAGGCGGAGCTGGTGGTGGAGGAGGTCAAGGCGGCGGAACCGCAGCGGCTCCAGCAGCCGAAACTCCTCCGTCTGGTGAAACCGCTTCTGAGGTTGGAGCCAAGGGTCAACTTTAAAACTTAACATAAATGCCTAAAGTAGTAGTCACCGGCGGCGCCGGTTTTATTGGATCTCATCTAGTTGATGAGCTTTTGGATCAGGGCTATGAGATTATCGTACTGGACGATCTATCGACTGGCAGACTTTCAAACTTACAGAGAATTGATGATATTGAACTGTATGGTTGCGATGTGACTCGTTCTCCCCTGGGACTCGCAGCCATCATTAAAGGAGCGGAATGCGTATTCCATTTAGCCGCTAAAACGTCTGTCCAGGAGTCATTAGAATACCCTGACCTTTATACTCAAACCAATGTCGTTGGGACCGCCTCGATGTTGGAAGCATGCCGACTTGCTGGAGTTAAACGATTCGTATTTAGTTCAACCAGCGCAATTTATGGAAATACTAACGTCTTTCCAACGACTGAAGACGTTAATCCGTCACCAATCTCTCCCTATGCTCTATCCAAATTAATCGGCGAAAACTATTGTAAATTCTATTCAGACGTTTACGGTATATCGACAGTTTGTCTTAGGTACTTTAACGTATACGGCAATCGAGTTAATCCGGCCGGTTCTTATCGATCGGTGATTCCAGTATTTATTGAGCAGCACCTAACTGGCAAACCACTAACCATCACGAACGACGGCCACCAAGCTAGAGATTTTGTCAATGTTGTTGATGTAGCTAAAGCAAACATCGCAGCAATGCAATTCTCAGGAAAGGGTCATGTAATAAACATAGGTAGCGGCACCTCAGTAAGTGTTAATCAAATCGCTGAAATAATTGGTGGAAAAACTGAAAATGTTGGGTTTAGGCTAGAACCTAAAGTTAGCCTAGCCTCCATTGAGAGAGCAAAATCAATATTGAATTGGAATCCTAGTGGCGATGTTAAAGCCTGGATTAAAGATCAAATAGCGTAGCGAACGCTGACTTTCCATTAATTTGAATTCCCATTGCTAGTCCAAGTTTATGTGGATCAGCTGCATCATCTAGCGTAAATGCTTGGGCAGTAATGTTGTAGGGTCTAGATAATAAAACGAATTCTGAAATTTGCAGGTTAGCCTCTTTCTCCATGTCAGTAAGATCAGCACCCTCGAATTCAAATAAGTACTTTTCTGAATTGAATCCAATATCTTCTCCAAGCACTTCACCAGGCTTAGTCAATAACACCATTCTCACTTGTTGAATTGCATTTTCAAGGGAATCATTAGATTCATAAATTCCTTCAACATAGTTAGGGTCTCCTGGACTCCTAAAATAAAAATCTTTTCCTACCGGTTGAGTTGCCATCTTTATTAATTACCATCTTGCAAAGAACAAGAAGTCTGGAGTATTTTCATTTTTCATCATTTCAACAACTTGGTTGAATTCGTTTTCTGCTTTAGTCACTAAGTTTGTGTAGTTAGGTTTTATCCCGCCAGGTAAATTGTAATCAAACGTGGTTAGTAGATCGCCTAATCTCAATTTAGCTTTTGCCCTAACGTATCTTTGGAATAATTCGTCTTCGTACAGATCCTCAGCTGGAATTCTCTTGGCTATCTGCAGAACTACATCAGTTCTTGGAGTTCTACCTAAAATGCTTAGTTTTTTAGTATTCTTATTGTAATCAAAAGCTAATGTGTCGATTGTAAAACCTTTAACTAAATCAAGGAATGAAAAGATAACTGTTCTGTACATGATTGATTCTCCAATAAAGGGAGTTAAGAAAACTTCCGACCCAATGAATTTATTATCAGCGAAGTCTGCATCCATAGTTCCGAACATTGAACTTGTGCCCTTTGCCTCTTTAACTTCATGCACAAAAGCAACACAATCTGGTAATTGAATAGTACGATCCTTTGAGAACAATTTATTAGTGAATACTCCGTGAGGGACTAATAAGTATCTAGCCTCAACTGCATGTCTCCAGTTATCATAAAAATATCTCTCGGCATTCGTGATGATACGATTGATCTCTTGTTCCGGAATAGAATAAGGTAAAGCTTTAGCGAATGTAAGCTCGTTCTGTATGTCTAATACTAATTCGTCTAATGTCATTTTTGATTAGTATTTTTAGATAGCTTTCGATGCCTTATTCTTCTGTTCGATCTGTTGTTGAACTTGCTTGATTCTATTTAGGATTGAGAGTCGTTTTTCATCGTTCTCAGCAGTTGCTAACTCTTTTCTAAGTTCGCGAGTTGCATTGATTGCATCAATTTCAGCTTGGGTATCGGCCGAACTCTCGTGAATTGGCTCCTTAACTGTTTTTGTGTAATCCGGTTCAGTTGTCTTTAGGATCGTTAGACTTGCCTTTTTTACTTGGTCTATTGATTTTTCCTTTTTAGCTCCATCTGCCGCTTTGACTTTAAGAGCTGTTTTTGGGTCCTCTAATTTTGGACCTTTTGTAAAAGAATCAAATTTTAAGATTTTATTACTCATGGTATCGACTTTTTATTATTTATTCGGGTCCGGCTTAAGCTCCTCAGTAAATTCCTTGAAACTTAATATCTTGGGAAATTCTGAACCGGTTGCAAGCGGAGTATTGTTTTTACGCATGTCTCTTCTTGAAATAGGAGCTGTCGACCCCCAATGTTGAGGAATTCCACCGACCGTTACGTTTACTGGATTAGGCTGTACATTTGGGTCATTATGAGGCTCAAACGAGTCAGCTGAGACCGTTCCAGTTTGACTAGCTAACCCAGTCGAATGGTCATTTACTTTCTCCACTAACTATTATTATTTTACTTGTAAGTTAGCAGCCGCTTCAGCCATACACTCTGCCATGTAGGAGCCGCACTCATTTAAGTAAGACTCGTAAGTGTGAGAAGAATCCTGATCCTCGTCGCACATTTGAGCTTCCTTAATTAAAATATCTTCACAAATGGACTTGATTGCGCGTTTTGCCTCTTCTGACATCGCTGGATTGTAACCTTCTTCCATTGGGCTCCAGCATTCGTTCACAAAACCTTCGAAAGTTTTTACAGCCTTAGGGTCTGCCTTTTTTGACTTATTTTTGTCTTGAATCGCCTTTTTCATAGGCTCTTTTTTATCGCCGTCCTTATCAATGTCTAGAAAATCAGGTTTACCTTTCTTGGCTTCAGCTACTTCATAGCTTTCAACTTGATCATCATCTGAGACAACTTCAACTTCGACTGGAATTGAGTATTCGTGATCTCCGTGCTGTGCAGTTAACATTCCGTCACCGTCGTAGTCGAATCTTAACTCAACTTCCTGGCCGTCATGGGTTTTAATTACGAGCATTGCATGATCATCACCATGATCGCCTAATGAAACTATTTGAATTGGGCTTTCCTGTGACCCGTGTGATTCTGGAATGACGGCATCGTCTTCCATGAATTTAGGAATTCTTCTATTACCAAATTTTCCCATCTTTAATGGTTATTTTTGGTTATTTATATGGATAAATTAACGGAAACGACTCCACGGTGAGAAACGGCTTCACCTGCACACTGATTTGCAAATCGGATAGCCGTGTCTAGGTTTTTAGTTTTTACGTATGACGCAACTAGTCCAGCCAAAAAAGAATCTCCAGCGCCAGACACGTCCTTTACTTCAATCTTTCTTTCGGGTTCAATAACGGTCTTTCCTATTCTGGCACCCTTATCTCCAAGAGTCACAATGACTTTGAATCCAAAATCCCGTATGAAGCCTTGATCATGATTTGGATTTTCCCACTCCTTTGAGTTAATTTTAATCCATGAAAAATCCTTTGCCCAATAACCCAATGGTTTTTTAGTGTCTATGAAACTTACCTTTGCGATCTTTGCAATTTCTGACAAGACTTCGATGCTTAAGAAACCCTTGCAGTAGTCGGAAACAACTACCGCGTCTGC